CGGCCTAATCCTGTTGCCAGCAGCGCTGTTGATGCCAGCGTCTTTGGGGTTTTCAAATGCGGGGCAATGGTCGGGATTTCACCGGGCCCCAACGTCTTCCTCATCATGACTGGATACCACCATCCGCGACCACGCTCGTAATACCCCATTGGCCTACCGTTCTTGTCAATTCTGCCCGGCTTATTGGCCTCTGATTCCGGCGCATATTCCGAGGCAACGTCTTGGTAGGTTGTCACAATTCCCGTCATGGCATCGGCCAAGTACGGGAAGAAACTTTCAGGGTCTTGGAGCGCCCGGAAAAACTCCGGGTCTTCATAGGTGACGGTGTATTCAACAGGCATGATATTTCCAAGAGGGCAGACGGGAAAGAGAGAACGGAGAACCCGTCTGCCCTCGGGATAAGCGCCCGCGCCGGGAGTAGGCGACTAGGGGCGCGAACGCCTGAGATTACAGACTCTTGACGCGGATGCCGCTGATTGCAGCCTGCGCGGTCGGGTAATAGCACTTCAACGTTTCGAGGAACCAAATGTCGAAGTTGATATTCCGGTCGGTCGAGGCCAGCGGGAAGTAATTGTAGGGCCGTAGCACGTCAAGGGCAAAGCAGCGGCTATCCTGAGCGTAGCGATAGGTGTCGGGCGGCAGAGTTTCTGAGAGCAGCATCAACGAGCCATCGGGCAGGTACGGATGCGCAATGATGTCAATCAACGGGCTCATGCCGTAGTGCTGCGCGAATTGGTTGGTGTATCCACCGACCATGATGCCGCCGACGAATTTATTCTGCTGCTGCAGGTTCCCGCCCTGATTGCCGACAAGCATCATGCTCACATTGTTGTTGTGGGTGAGCTTGTTCGTCAGGGAGCGGATCGTCTGCGGGGAGCCCACCATCGCGGTCGGAGCCGTGTGATACAGAGTGGCAAGTTGCTGCAAGGCATCATTGATTTCGGCAATGCCGCTATCTTCTGCGGTCAATTCCTTGCCGTCTTGGTCAATGAAAACGCGTTGCGCAGAGAGCGCCGTGCCGTACATGGTGGTCTTGGTCGCCCATGCCCAATAGCCTTCAAACTGATTGGCATTGGCAGAGCCATCGGTTGTCGGAACGCCCTGCGCTCCACCGGGAACCGAGGTAATCAGGATGTGGTTGACCGTAACATACTTCTGGCCCGTGAATTCCACGTCAAACAGGTCTATGTCATTCAGATCGTCGGCATAGGAAATTTCCGTCGCCGGGTCAAGCAGGAACACATCCGTTGCGTCGTTGTAGGCATCCGAGCAATAAACCTTGTAGCCCAAGGCTCCCGGAACGACCGCCCACGAGACATCCAGATAGAGCTTGTTGCCGGAGCAAACCACGCTGGCCGTGCCCGGCACGGTTTCACCTGCGGCCTTGCCAGCAATCGGAGTATATGCGCCCGTGGCATTGCGCAAGCAGCCTTCCAGTGTCAGGGCGGTGACCTTCACCGTCCATGTGCCGGAATGAAAAACGCTGCCCGTTCCGCCGCCTGAGCCGGTCGGCGCGGGTGTGGCAATCACGGCCTCATTGCCGCCCGTGACGAGCAATTCCTCCACGCGCATGAGCGTCTGGAGGTTGAACATGCTCGCATCCTTCACAGGATCGGTGAACTGGCGAGCAAAGTCAATGGCTTCCAACTGGACAGAGCCATGAATGGACTGTGCCTTGTAATCCGCTCCGATGTCGGTTGCAGAAGGGTTGCCCTCGGAGCCATTGCCGCCGAAGGACGTGCCCATTGCGGCCCCAAAGTCGAAGCCGTTATAGCCTAGCTGCATCTTGTAGTGCGCAGCCGTACCGGACATCGGGCCGACCGGAGCCGCATCTACGGCCACGCGATTGCGCAAGACCGTGTAAGCGGGCAGTCGGAATTTCACTTCACGCTCAAGGTTGTAGCCCGTGTACCCGGAGGTACTCGTCAGGGCCTTCCTGAACGTGTCAAGATTTGGTGAATTGAAGTCTCCAATGCCTTGCATCCTGTTCAGGGCAAGCACGAGACCATCAACATCTACTAGGTTGTTCATCGTTTACCTCACGAATGTTTTGGTTTCTGTTGGTCTCTCAGAGACCTAGCGCGCGGGCGGCTCAAAGAGCTTGATGCGATAGCGTTCCTTGGTGATGACGCCGCCTTCCTCCATCGTCGCATAGGAGGCCTTGGCAATGACGTTGTTCACCATCTGCTGTGCAAGCGCGCCGGGCACTTCACCGTTCTTGCCGCTGGCAATGCGCAGGGCTTCGATGCCCGCATAGGGCCCGCCACGCAGCAAGACCTTGGCGATTTCGTCTTCCGTTTCATCCTCAAGAAGCTGGCCGTCCTTGCGCCCCTTTTCAACCATCGAATTCAGGGCATTGAGGGGGCTGTTGGCATCCTCGCTGACGGGCATCGGCTTGGCATTCAGCTTCTCAATGAGGGCATTGAGGGGAGCCAGCGCCTTGCTGACTGCGGCTTCCACCACGGCCTCCACGTCAACACTGTCAACCTTTTTGGCGGTTGCCGGTGTGCTTGGAGTTGAGGGCGTACTGGACGGGGACGAATCATCCTTGGCTCCCGCTCCGACTTCCTTGGCTCCGTCCGCCTTTTTCGCGGGGGTGGAGGGGCTGCTCGGAGTGCTGGCCGTGGTCGGAGTGACGGTGGTCGTCGGGGTCTCAGTCGCAACTGCCTTGACCGCTACGCTGGCATCACTCACCGGCGCAACTGGCGCGTTGAGATTGACGGGCCCACCCATTTCAATCATCGAATCCAGACTGCCCATCATGGTACTCATGATGTCCTTCATGGCTTCTGGATTCTTCGAGAGTTGATCGGCGGTCACATCACGCAATGATTTCAACTGCGCGATAAGACCCCCGATGTCGAGCTTGGCAACATTGTCAGCCATGATCGTTTCCTTTCGCTTGATAGTCTTGCTTCCGGGGTCATACTGATATTTCCCAAAGCGGCTTGCCAGTCGTGCAACGCGCCGACCGAGAATGTGGCGCTCTTGCGGCAAAACACTTTCATCCACATGTCCCTCATTGAAGTGATTGATGGATTTGGCATAATGCGCCTCATCCATCGGCAAAAAGAAATTTGCCGGGTCACCGTACTCAGCGGGGTCAGGGGGATATTCTTTGGGTGCGAATAAGGGTGAGCCCTCGCGCCGAGGGATACCGACGCGCTCACCCAATGATTGCAATTTGGCTAGGGCATTCCAATTTTCGAGTGCTTCCGTCTTGCGGATTTCATGAAGCAATGCTACGGACTTCTGAAACTCCTCCACCCATTCAGGCTTTGCAGGTTCCAATGTGGTATCTGCGGGCGCATCCATGACCTTGAATAATGTCAGTCTGGCAGTCGGAACTGCGGGCGCATCCACGAGGCTGATTTCGTGCGGATCGGCGGTGTAGCGTGTGAGCTTGCCATCCCGCACACGCTTGATGTACTTGCCGCCCACGCTCAGGCCCGTATACACATGGGCCTTGACTTTCTTGACCTCGTTATCGTCAACGACATGCGCACAGATGTCAATTGCCTTTTCGGAATCAAGGAAGGTCGCATCCATCACGCGCCCGGCAGCAATGTTTTGGTGCATGGCCCGCAGGGGCATCATGTTATTGCCATCGCTGCGCGCCATTGTGTCTTCGATGCGCTGCTTGAAATATGGCACGCTGCTCGCGTAGTCCATGATCTCATTCGCTGCATCCGGGACTTCCTGTGTGGCGCGCCCCCAAACCATACATGTTCCGTCAGGCTGTTCTTCCACCTTGGAGATAGGGAGGTATACGCTGAAATAGTCTTGTTTGATGTCAGGCATTGCCTTACTCCAACAAAAAGCGCCCGCGTCACAGTTTCCTGTGAAGCGAGCGCCTTGGCATCCGCTTGTGGTTCCAGCCGGGCAATCCCGCAGGACTGCGACCGGCTTTATTGGTTGGCATAGGCAGGGTACGGGCGAACCCGACCCATGAACCTATGCCGTGATAATTCTAGCACGATTTCAAGTCTTGTGCGACTGGCTCACCTGCTGCATGATTTGCTTGGCTTCCTGTTCCGTGACTTCAACATAATCCGCCCCGGCCCCGCCCCCGAGCCCGCTCACGGCTCCAAACAGGTTATTGTCCAGAACCCATTCCTTCCCGTTCCAGCGCTCAAACGTGTAGGACTGCTTCCGAAAAACCCCCTGCGCTTTTCCGGGATTTTTCGATTTGGGGTTATTGTCCACGATCTTGTAATATTGCATGTTCTCCATCCTTATTTCAGGGGCTCTGGAAGGGCTTTTAGCTTCTGCTAAAACCCCGCAGGTTGCCCGGTCACACTATCTGTCAGCCTGACGTTTTTCAGGGCAAAGAAGCATAATTGACCGGCATAGTAAATCCGCTCCACGCCCGTACCATGCTATGCGCCAGTATCTCCCGTTCGGCGGGGTTGGTGGTCGCCCTATACTTCTCGTATAGCACATGATTTGATTGCTTTATTCTGAAACTCTCCTCGGTGTGAAATTGAAGCTCAAACTTCTGGCCCGTGCTTGGATTTATCCATGCAGTATTGTAGCCCTGATAGGGCCCGCCCGAGCCAAAGTAGTTTGTATAGTGATGGTCGTATAATTCAAAACCCTGCTGCCTCAGCAAATCGCTTGTGGAATTGACACCCTGAACAAGATTGTCAGGCTTGAAAATCGCAGTATAGCGGACGGAATCCGTGATGTAGTCCTGTGCTTCACGCGGGGAGAGCCCGCGCTGCGTTGCCTCTATGTCAATCTTGCGCCCAAGGCTTTCCTCGCTTTTCAAGCGGAAGTCCAGTCCCTCCATCTGGCCCCCGTTCTGTTGCACGCTTTCGGTCACCGCCTTGGTGATGCCCGGCTCCGCCTCCGATGCGCGCTGATACATCTTCTTGGCAACTGTTTCGCTATCGTCATCACCTATGAACACATGATGACCATTGATGGTCACCCAACCTTTTTGGATCGGGCCTAGACCGAGCTTCTGCGCATCAGCTTGGCTTATCAGGAACGTAGGCATGGCTCACTTCTTCCTGTTCAATCTCATGTCAATGGAGTGTTCTTCTTTGTCAATCATACCCTTCAATTCCCGCAGCGTGTTCTGCGCTTTGGCAAGCTCCGCTTGCAAGCCGA